TGCCGTAAACTCCGTTCCGTTGTATACTTTTAATTTATTTTCTGTTGTATCATACCACAACTGACCTCTTATAGGATTTACAGGAGCGGCACTGTTTGAGAAATTTTCTAACAACTGAATGAAATTTTCATTCAATACTTCACCAAACCCAGAATAGTTTCTTCCTATAAGTGTTAAATCACTTGATGTAGTATCTAATTGACCATCTACTAGATCAACAAGTAAACTACCATCTGTTTTGTTCAACTTGTAACTCATTAAATTCCTCCAGTATATATGATGTAATTGATTGTTAAGTATGGGTTCATCACGTCTAACTGTTGCCCTGTTGTGCCTGCAATACCACCTGTGTTAGGTAATTGTTGTGCGCCGGCTGTGTTATTTAAATCTGGACCACTTCTAGTTGTTACTTCTGCATCGCCCGATGCACCTGCAATCATTCTAGATGCAAAGAACTGATCTCCGTTGTTTGCTTGAAGATTGTGTTCGTGTTGTGGTAAATTTTCTTTTGTAATTGTTTTCTTTTCAGCACCTGCACCTTGTCCTAAATTATCTGCAAAGACAGCCGTAGTTCTATCTGCTGATCCTTGTCCCATGTTGTCTTTACCTAATGGGAATCTTCCTCTTAGGTCAGGTGTTTTAAATACTGCTGTTGTACTTGGTGTACCAAACTGCGTACCAATTACGGCAAATAATTTATTGTAAGTTGCTCTACTTACTTCTGCTCCATCACAGAATAACCAATCAGTTGGTGCAGTCGCTCCTGCGTATATCATAATAGAACCTATAGGTGGAGTAGGTATTGTGTTAACAATTGAACCTACAGTGGTTTTGAATATACCAGTTGTGCCACCTGTTCTGTTTATAATCAGTTCATCTGTGGTTGCACTTGTAGTGGTTAATGTTTGGTTTCCAATAAATGAATTGCTTATAGTTGTGTTGAAAGTTTTAGATGTGCCTCCTGTTTGTCCATCAAAACTAAATGACTGTGCTGTGACATCACCAGTCATGTTAAATGTTGTTGCAGTCGTTAATTTATTTGCCTGTCCGGCTGTACCAGATACAGTTCCGCTTACATTACCAGTTACATTTCCAACAAAATTATTTGCGTAAACGTTATTGTATTGATTATTTGTTGCTCCAATGCTGTATGTGTTATTTGTCTGTGGTAAGATATTATATGCTGTAACATCACCCGCTATACTTGTAGAGTCACCTACAAAAAGTTTTTTAGCAACTCCAACACCGCCTTTTGCAATTATCGATCCTGAACTTACATTAGTTGCGTCTGTGGTACTATCAGCCTGGATTGTTCCGCTAGATAAAATATTTCCCGTTACATCTAATGCCTGTGTTGGATTAGTTTTGTTAACACCTACTTGTCCTTGCGAACTTACTCTTAAGACTGTTGTAGTCTGACCTTGATTGTTTAATCTGAAATCTATTTCTTCGTCTAATGTGCTTAATTGGAATATACCTGCTTGATCTTCAACAAACATTTTGAATGATCCAGCCGCACCAACTTCAACACCATCATCTGTTTTAACTTTTATAGGAAAGTTAGTTAAACTTGTTGTGTCTGCACGTAAAAAGTTTCCTGCGGCAACTGTTGACGTTCCTACTACTAAATTTTCTGCCTTTTGAGCAGTGCCGTAAAATTTTCCTATGCCGTCTCCGGTAATGTTAGCACCACTTAAATTTAAACCTGGGAATAAAGTTGAAAATCCTGATATGTTGCTCTTCGGAGTAAATTGATCTGATGCAATTATTGCCACAGTTTTACTTGCAACTTCTAATTTTACTATGCTGTAATTTAAATCATCTGTGCCAGTAACTACAACAGGAGTTGCACCTGTTGTTAGTCCTGAACTATATTGCGGACCTATTAGTACCCAACCTGTTCCTGTGAACAAGTATAACTGTTGAGCATTCGTATCAACCCAAAGGTCACCTGTGACACTTTCTGAAGCACTAGGTTGATTGATTGCTTTTTTAAGTCCTCCTGACGCTACCCAGTTGGTACCATCATACACTTTTAATTGATCTGTTCCTGCTGTCGTGTCGAACCAAAGTTGTCCTTCTATAGGTCTAGACGGAGCAGTGCTATTTGCAAAATTTTCTAAAAGATGTAGAAAATTTTCTGCAATTATTGTACCATATGATGTTGTGTTTTTTCCTGGTAAACGTAGACTTGTTTCATTATTAATTGTGTTATCATTAATAGTGATAGTTCCTTTGTTTATCGCGTCGGAAAAATTAATGGTATATGCCATCTATTACCCCTCGTTAAAACCTGTTAAACTTTGTACTCTAACAGTGTAATCTATTTGAATCAATCTGTTTAAACTTTTTTGCACTGGATGGAAAACTACGTGTGTCAATAATTTACCTGTTCCAGATGATGCGAAACTTACAAGTCCAAGTTCATCAAACACATATAAACTGTCTGACGCTGACGCTGTATCAGTTGCATCTTGACCATTAGGTTCACCATAATCTAATAAACAAGTAACAACAACATCTGTGTAGTTTGTGCCATTTACGTGTCTAGTTTCAATTTTATTTCTTTGTGGATCTAAATTGGAAACCGATCTATCATCTACTATTTTTGTAAATGTTTGGTTGTACAAACTTGCATTTGTGCCAGTACTGTTTGGAGTTAGATATGTTATAATACCTGTAGGATCAACTGATGTACCTCCGTTACCAAACGCCATTGAATTGATGAAGCCTTGCCCTTGATTAGCAACACTTTCAGCCAAAGCAATACTCATGTTTTCATAGTGTATCGCATTACGTTTATTAACGAATACAGCACCGGATTCAGGGTCATGTATCTTAATATGTCCTTGAACTAATACTCCGCTGTTTTCTTTTATTTTACTCATTTGTGCTCCAATTTCTTACTGTATTTATTGCGGCAATGCCACTTCTTTTTGACGTATGAATCTTGCTATGTCATTCTCCGTCTGACTGAGTGCTTTTGCCGTATCATGCCAAATTTTCCCTTGTTTTCTAATAACCACAATTTTGGCACTTGTGGCTGGTGTTGTTGTAAATGTAATCACAGGATTAACACCATCAACTGTGAATTCTGCTGGAACAGTCGTATCTGCTTCTGGACTATCCTGTCCTAGTGCAGGATCATATACACTTATACTGTTCTTGCGTAATCTCTTTCCACCAACAAAAACCTCGAATTCATTGGCTGTCTTAGGTGTAAATGATATTGTTAGTTGGTTGTTTGAAACATTTTCACCTGTAAAATTCTCTGTAAGGAACTCATCTTTGTATGGAACGTTCTGATGTCTACTTTGATCAAAGACCTGAGTCGATGCTGTGTGTACAAGAGGTATACCTGTACCAAATGTTCCTCTTCTTAATTGTTTAATAGTGTTGCCTTGTTTCTGATAATATTCAATTCTTTCACCATCTATGAATATAATACCTGGCAATCTTGCTCCTATGCTCGGATCAGTTAAGCCTGTGCCATCAGCCAACACAATTTCCCTATCATTCCAATTTAAATTTTGTGCTAGGAAGTATTGTCTGTCATCTCCTAAACGTTTGAAGTGCGATCTATTCAACATATCTTTAAATTGTCTGTACGCAAATTTTCCTATGAAACTAGGCGCAGAGAAATGTATTACATCTATTTCATCATTTTGCGATAAATTTCTACTAATCAATAATCTGTTTTGATCATTAGAAACAGTGTAGTCCACACTTGGTGCTAACCATTCGCCGTTTACACACACCCAAACATATTGAGCATCTGTTGCCGGTCTTCTTAATTGTATCACACCGTTTGTTAGTTGATTGTAAGTGAAATAATCATCTGTGTTCACTGTGATACTTTGTTTGGCAATCACATCAAATTGTTCACGTTCGATATCTTGTATATCATGTTTAGAAAATTGATACGCAGTAATATTTTTTCCGTTTGCTGGAGCAGGACTAATTGTTAGTACTCCGGTATTAGAAACTGAATACTCACCATTTTCTATATACACATCGAGAGTATCGCCTACTTTTCCAACTCCTGATTCAAGAGTAACACTGCTGTTTCCAGGATTCCATCTGTATTCAGCCGCAGTAAGTTCAGTGTCATTTAAAAATGCTCTTACAGTGGTTGCTAAAATTGTTCCTGGTAAAACTTGCCAAGTTTCGAATTGATATTCACGTATTAAGTTTCCACCTGTTTCTACTAAAATATGTTTTTTAGTAAATCCGCTTCGTAACACGTCATTATCTACTTTTACAATCACATTGTTCGTAAATGGCTGTTGTGTGAAAGGTGTAGGTGAAAGTGTAAATGCAGTTGTGCTACCATCTGCTGTAAATGTATTTTGTGTTACTTCACTAAATGATTGACTTGTACTTTCATAAACACAAATATTGATTACTGCATCTTGTGTTGGTGCACTAGCAAATCTAATACCTACTCTATTTGGTCTAGAATACGTACTGTCTGTTTCGAAAACTGTGTGTGTCGCATCTACACCATTTACTTTTACAAAAGTTTGAATGTTATTTGTTTTAAACTTACCACGTGTAATAAATTCTGTTGTACTACCGTCACCATTGAATATATCTACATCTAAAATTGCTTCACCATTGTTTCCCATTGTGATAAAATTAATTTTTGCGCCATTAGATGGTGCTGAATTAAACACTAAATTTTTGTTTTGGTAATCAATTGAATATAAATTGCTGTTGAATAATATATTATCAACTGATACAAATACAGCATTGTTACTTTGTGGAAAGTCAACAAAAGCATAAGTGGTTGTGTTGCCGTCACCTATATAATTGTAACTATTAATTTTGCTACCTGTGAATGCACCTCTATCAAATACTTGTATGTCCAATGTGTCCAATACTTGTCCAGGCACAAATTCTTCTGGTCCATGACTTGAAGTTGGAGTTACAAATCCATCGCCGTCTATTTTTATATCTTCTGCGTTTAATCCTGTTGCTGTAGAATATGCAAGGTCACCGCCTTTTAATAATTGATCCACTGCATCAGGATCAGGTAAGAAACTACCATCACTTGTTGATTTACGTACAATTATTATATCATCACTACCAGTTTCTATTGCACTAACATCTACAGTTTTCGTACTTCCGTCACCTTGCAATGATGCCATTACTGCATTTTGATTTGTAACAGGATTGCTTGTTCCAAAATTAGGATCATCCATTCTTACAAGTTTCCAATCCCATCTATTATTTTCAAATGCTCTGAATTTTCTATAAACGTGATACTGCACACCTGACTCTAGTGCTTTAGATAGGTTGATAGATTGTGTGCTTCCGTCTAGGTAGAATACTTCGTCTTCATATGTATTATCATATGTGTCCCAAACTCCTGCACCAAATCCTTGATTGTCCCAACCTGATACATCCTCAAAAGTAATACTTCTTACTTCTACTCCACCATAGTCAATACCATCTATAACCTGTGCTAATTCTTTTCCTGGTTGACCATCAGTTGGTGCATAGTATAAATTTACTCTATCCTGAGTATGTAACACGTCTTGATTTATCAAATATGTAATCGAAATTGTAGACAAGTTAGCAGGCGGACTAGTAAACTGAACAAAGCCAGTTTGTCTCGTGTAGCCTTTTGTTGTGTCTACTTCGTTTGCAAAATTAAATTCACTACGTAATTTGCCAACTAATCCTACAGAAACTTTCACAGTGTTTGATCTTAAATCCATTGGCCATTTTAATTTAAATTTTAATTGAGAAGCATTACCAGTAAATGTTTCTGTTCGTGTTAAATTAGCAAGTAATAATGTACCAGTTGTTCTGTCAAATTTTACTGCAAGATGAGTAGATCTTGTAAGTCCCTTGCCTAAAACTGCACTAGCAGTAGCAAAGGTACCTGTTGTGCCTGATGACAAAGTTACAGTTGGTTGCGAAATATATCCACTGCCTTCATTGTCGACTCTTATTTTGGTTACTTTTCCATTTTTTACAAAGGCTGTTGCTTTTGCTCCTGAGCCTCCGCCCCCAGTAATTATAACCACAGGTGCATTTGTATATTCTGTTCCTTCATTTGCAACATTAATTTCTGTGATTTTGTAACCAACATTGTCTAACCAATGTTTATCTGGGAAAGTGGTAATTGCATTTGTCGTAAGTGCATTGCCGACTACTCTAATGTTACTTGCTTGTATAAATCCGTCTTTGTATCTTGGTGGATAATCAAAGTCTGCAACACTTGTATTCGTTGGTTCTGTTTTTTGGTATGAACTTACATATTCTCTAATTTTTGTTTTGTAAGGTTTGACTTCTGCGATATAATCCTCAAAGTTTGCAAGGTTGTCATTTTTGAATGAACGTTTTTGTTTTAATTCTCCAACATTGTGTTGTGCTTTTACAAAACTTGTTTTGAATATCCAGTCATTTACTTTTTGTTCACTTAAAGCATAGCGAACACTAGCAAAGAATAATTTATTATACTCGATATCTAACTCTTCAACAAAAATTTTATCTCTTAATGTTTCTAAAATTAGTCTAGTTTCTTGTATTGGTTGTCTATCATACAACTGAACGTCATAACTATTGCTGTCAAAACCTATATTTGTGTTTGCATAATCATACAATTTAGTATTGAACTGTATAGTTCCATTTTGTCTACCCACTGTTTTATAGTTCACAGTGTAGTCGACGTCAACTTTTTCGTCAATTTTTTCTAACAGTAACCAACCGCCGGTTCCTATTGTGCTAATTTTTACAATATCACCTATGCTGTTTTGTAAACTATCTAATTGATAACTGAAATCAACTTTTTGATCGATTGCTGTAAATTGTGTGTATCCAGTCTCATACCAATCAGCATAATTCCAATACAACGATACATTGTAACTTTGTATCTGTGATCTTGTCCATTTGTCTGTGCTTGTAAAATTATATATTGCCCATTTGCCATCAACCGAACTATCTGCTGTCACTAACGCACTGAAGTTTCTTACAGTGATTGTAGTTTTGGCATCATAATTTTTTCCTTGTTTTTCTACTTTAGCACTTGTCAATTGTCCTTTTGCGTTGATTGTAAAACTTATAATTGCATCTGTACCGTTGACAGATTTAATTTTGTATGTAGGAACTACTTTGTATCCTTGTCCTGCATCGGTAATTGTTACATTGGTAATTTTTCCATTTACTATTGTAGGAACGATGGTTGCCGTCTTAAGTGGTCCAGTGCCTAAGAAATCTAAATCGGCTTCTGTATCTACAGTTGTATCATATAATCCTGAAGCAGATGCAGGTACAGGTTCGTTAGAAGTTAAAGTTGATAAATCAACCTCATCTACAATTAAATTTTTAATTAACACATCATTAGCACGTGTAACCAACTGTTTTGTTGCTTCTGCATTATTCTTAAACCAACTCTGTCTAGGAGTGGTCAAAGTTCCATATTTTACTTTATCACTCAATTCTGGATCAGGTACTGGACGCATTTGAGAATCGTACCCAATTAAACTGTTGAACCAAACTTCTTCTACGTCTTTAGGTGGTGTGCTTGTTCCTAAATTTTCTGCCACAAGAGCATATTCATTGTGTACATTATTTTCTGATTCTGTATTGAACAATCTAAAGTTTAAAACAGTATCTTTTCCATTTATAAACTGTCCACAGTTTACAATGGCAAATTTATTTGGACCAAACAATGTAACATATTTGTATCCTTGTGCTCTTGGATCTTTGATTAAATTTTGTACTGCATCAGCAGTCATCCCTCTGCCTTCCATTTCTGGAACAGTTTTCTTACCTTTTACCCAATAGTAGTAAATATTTTTCATAGAACCAGCAACTGAATCATATTTCTTTCTTGTAACAAAATTGTTGGTATCTGACACTGTGCCTGTAAATCCTAAACTTGCTCCTTGAGGCGATGCAGATATTGTATTCCATTCTGTAGGCGTTTTAGTTGATTCTGTCCATTCATGTATATCAATACTTGCACCAGGAAATAGTTTATTCCAATATGCATTGTTGAAGATAATGTTGCTTTGATATGGATAATAATATATTGCCTTAGTTAAATCCCACCAAAGTCTACCAACCTGTAAGTCTGTCCAACTGTTTGTTGCATCTATCGTTCCACTAGCAGTAGAATTATTATAAACTGCTGGGTCGTATAAAGTTTTATAGAATATTTCTGCTTCAGCCTGCCCAGGAATTTTTCCGTACAGTGGATCAATGTAATCTAAATCGATTAGTTTTCTATTTGTGACCTTGTCATACAAGAACACACTTTTGATTTTTGCCAAATCTATTTGGTCTATGCCTGTGCTCATCTCATTGATGCTAGTCCAATTATTCTCCGTAGGAGATTTTCTAAAATCAATTACAGTGCCTTTTTCTTTGTTTGCAAGTTGTAGAGTAGGCAAGCCTATGTACACGTGATTATTATTAATAGTTAGATTTGAACCAAACTGCTGTAAACTATCATTAGCATAATTAAATTTTTCGCCGTACAATAATGTATCTTCAAACTTTTGATATATGTGTACTGAACCACTATCTGTAAAAGTTTTTGTAAATGTTGTCATTTCATCATCAAAACTTGTAGTGCCTGCATCAAGGGTAGTTGGAACAGTCATGTCGCCTTTTAGACTTGTTACTGCAAGTACTAAACCACTGAATGCTAAACTGTGACCAAAGTTTTCTGAAACTTCTTTGTCCGGACTTGTTAGTGTTTGATTAAAATTATAAAGACCAGTATCATCTAGTGCTTTTTTGTAAACAAATACAGCACCCATATCGATGTTTGTTAAATCTTTCAAAGGACTTCCAACTGCAACCAATGTTCCATCACCACTGATACTTAAATCAGAACCAAAATTAATCAAAGCCGCTGAATCGCTAGGTGGTAAAATAGTTTGTTTGTATGTGTAATGACCGTTATCTAATCTGTACACAACTACTTTTTGTGAATCATTATCAAAAACTGCATTAGCAATTATGTTCACGCCGTTATCATCAACGTCAAATCTATCTGCAAAACGTATTAATCCATTTTGTTCTAATGTGCTGTCCTGTTCTAGTTCTATTCCTGAATCGTTAGGAATGTAACCCAACATATCAGTATTGGTGCTTTGTAAAGTCCAGTAAGCAGGGTTCCATTGTCCATAAACAAGATTAGTGTTTGCTTTGTATAATTGATTAGCATACACAACTATTTCACCTGTCACATAATCCGCATTTACATCAAAAGGACCAGTGTACATAGGATCTGTACCAAGTGTCCAATTGTTGTTTGCGTTGTAATTTATGAAATAAATTTTTCCTGGATTGCTTGTAGTTAAGTCACCGCTGGCTCCTATAAATGCAACTGTCTTATCACCAACAGTACGCATTTTAATCCTAGAACCTAATCTTAAATTTGCTTTTGTATCTGGCACTGAATAAGCACTGTTGTAAGAATATTTGCCAGTGCCGTCTTTTTTGTAAATTAAAAAAGCACCTTGGTTGCTTAATCCACTTGCGGTACCTTCTCCAATCGGTATGTTAAAGACTTTATTCCAGTCATAGTTCGTTGAACTAGGTGTGTTTGCATTTGCAGATATGCCGTCTAATGTTTGTTCGTCCCATAGCCAATATTCTTTATCATTTGCAAAATATTCTGTTGCATTGTTAGTTACTGTGATTGGTGCTGTGTGAGTGAAAACAAATAATTTTCCTGCGCCATTCAAACCCGCCATATTTGTTTGTTCAATATTTCCAAGTGTTCTGTTTGGTGATCCAAGTTTTGTAATAGTTCCATTTACTCCAGCATTTGAACCAAGTGTAAACACACCAGAAGCATTTTTAATCCATATTCTTAATTTTTGTAGTCCAGTCGCTTGACTTAACACCACTGTTGCAGTAGCATTGGTCACATCATCTTGCACTGTGTCACCAGGAACCACATCATAAAAGAGGTTATTCTGACTTGTAGAGTCAACATCAATATATCCATCCATTACATCAGCGATAGTTTTTAAACCGTTCGTATCAGTGGCTGATATGTTTATGCCAGAAAAATCAAATTTGTTTGCTCCGACAGTGCTTATCCAAACATTTACTTGGTCTCCTGAACTTTTTGTGAGAGATGTATTTGTTCTTACATACCACTGATTGCTTAATATGGCAGTTGGACTGCTCTGTGGCACCCATTGATTGTTTGAAATGTAATAAGATTGTGTATAAGTTAAAATTCCAAACTGTGATTGATACATCGGCGTCTGTGGAGTAATTGCTTGTATTTGCTCGTCAAGACTATTAACAAATTTGTTAGTGTTACGTGTTACACCTTGTCTTTTGATGTCTTGAATTACAAGATGATTAGTTGTGTCTATACCTGCATTTGTAGAAATTGTTGCATTGATATCTACCATCCAGAAACCACTTAGGTATGCATAGTCTTCGCCTAAAACTCTATTAAAGGTTCCTACTTCAAGTGTGCCATACATCAATGTGCCTGAAGCACTAACAACACCTTCTACGTCTTTTAGATATAATAAAGTTTTTGTTCCTTCTTTTCTTTTGTATACAACCGTACCTTCAAAACTTGTGGAATTTACAACTGCTGATAATATTGGATCTACAAGTGTTAAATCAACTTTCAATATTGCATCTATTTTTTGTACAATCGGCACTTCTGTTTTAGAAAATAAATTTGTTTTTATAGTTGGATCACCAACTCCTGCAAATGGTTTAAGTGCAGGCTTTAATAAATTTGTTCTATCTGTAGGATAATCACTACTGAATCCTGTGTAATCCATTACTAGTCTATCACCAATTTTAGTCCCTTGGTATTGATCTCTACTTGCACGTATTAATAAATGCGTTGTGGTAACATTAGGAAAAATATGATCACCTATTACTATGTTAGATGTTGTTGTGGCTGTGCTTTCTCTATAAAACGCACTGGCATCAAAAGTTGTAAAGTCTACTGATGGATCCTGACCTGTAATTTGATTAGTTGCTCTCCATAATTGGTTTTTGTATTGTACAATATTGTTAACATTATAGTTTGTAGTAGGATTGAATACACCTTTGTATTCTGTTTTCAAATTGCCGGCTGTTGGTGCACCTATTACAACAAAATTGCCATCTGGACTTACGTCAACTGCTGAACCAAAACTACTTGCCGAACCGAATAGATCTAAACTTGTGAGTAGCGGATCTTCAGTTGGTGCTTGTATTTTTTGTGAAAATCTTAAACTACCACTTTCAGTGCCTCTTACAAAGACGTATATTGCGCCATCGCCATCAGTTGGTTGACTTACTAACAATACCGTATTGTTTTTATTGACAGCGATTACTTGACCGAAACTTTCATCGCTTGATGTTGATGTTGTACTGACTTCGTTTGCTGTTTTATAAACAAATTTGTTGTTAACCACTTTCCATCTGCCGTCATCACTTGCTTCTATCCAGAATTTTTCATTATCTCTAATGCCTGATTCGTTTACTCTGCTGTTGATTGCATCTGTGCTTGTAAATTTAGCAGAAATAAATCTACTAATATAGCCTGTTGCAGATGATAATTGTTGGAATCCAGTTTTTGGTTCACAAATTATTTTTGAAGGTGCAATACTTGTACATTTGAAAGTGTAATTTTTACCATTTGCGTACACAACAAAAATTTCTCCTGCTGTCATTGCCGGAGTATTAAGTGTGTCTACTTCAATTGTATTGTTAACAACATTTATTGCTTGTATCCTTTGTGTTGTTTTAGAATATCTAAACACATTCCAAGAATTATTATAATCACCTACCCAAACATAATTGTTGTCTACTAATGTGGAAGTGTCTGCTGTTAATAAATCTTCATATTTCCCAACTGTTAAATTTATATCAACTGGATTTACTGGTCCTGCTGTCTTAACATAGGTATTTTTATTGTATTTTGTAGGGAAAGGTGCGTGTGTGTACACATCTGGTTTAAGATATACCTGTCCTGATTGTATTCTATATGTTAAGTCGCTTGAACTTGCAGGTAAATTGTCTGTCAATTCAATTGGCTGAGGATTCAAACGCACTTTAGATTCATCTAAATTGTATTCTATTTCATCAAATACAGCACTTGCTCCATATTGACCTTTTCTGATCGCCCACTCTTCATGGAAATTAATACTTTCTTTATCTGCACTTGCCAAAGCATCAAACATTTTAGACAGTGCATTTGTTGTTCCTTTTTCACGCACAAAGCCTTGATAGAATTTGTATTGTGCTACATCATCATTAATAATATTTTTCAAATAATTCCTAGGTTGATAGCCAATTAAATGCTGTGCCATTCGCTGTTGTTCGCTATCGAAATTGTCAGTGTCTAAATCATAGAAATCACCAAATTGGTTTGCTCTGTAGTCAAAATTAGATAACAAAGTGTCACTAGGCGCCGAGTCCAATCTTGTCCAATCATCATCTATAAACTTGGACGAACCTTTAAGTTTTTTATTTGCAGTATAGAAATATTGTTTATATTTTACAACATCACTCATTGCGTAATCTGTGAATGCTGTCCATTCCTTTATGTTGGCTACACTAAAAACAAATCCAGGAATAGATTGACTTCCGTCCCATTCGGTCAAATAACCTAAAACTTTTAATCTATCCTGCTTATAACCACTTGATGGATCATATATTAAATCATTGAAAGATGTGTTGTTGTCAATCAAGCACACCTGTTCTTTTTGTACAAGAGGGACTTTCGCAAAATATATTCCATTTATTGTATTTTTCGTTTGTATACTGAAATCATTGGATTGCCTAATGACTCTTACAAAATTTTTATCTAATTTATTTCCGTCTTCTTTTAGTATTCCATATGTGTAAAAATTATCTACCACATTGTCAGCAACACTAAAAGATGATTTTACACTTAATTTTTTTGAGGCTGGACTTAAACTTATTACACTTCCTTCGTCCCATTTTTGAGTTGTCCAGAATAAAAATTCTTTGGTGCTTAATTGCCAGTTAGCAACTTGACCTATTTCTTTATTAAACTCTTCGAATGAAAATCCTTCATCTTTTAAGTATTCGCCATAACCTAACAATATGTCGACTATTTCTTGTGCTGTTCTATACAAAGTGCCGTACGCAACTTCTTTTACAGTGGTTTTGTCAAATCTTCTTCTTAATATTGCTTCTGCACCACCTTCTGTTGGCAATTCAACTAATTTAACAAATTTAGAATTATCAAACGTAGAAGTAGATAAATGACTTGTTTCTGTTGCATAAAATTGTTCTTCGTATTTTACGTATTGTCCAATATCATATCTTTGATTTTCTCCCCAATTTACAAAAGAAGCACTTACTCCACCTACATTAATAACGGGATCGTCAGCCTGTTGCACGTGTTGGTAATATTTTATTTGCGGAGAATTTTTATCATATCCTCTTAAAATATAACCAGATGCATTTAGTTCAACTATAACAGCACTATAATTTAAGACTTTAATTGCCGCACTTGTATTTTGTATTAGTCTGTAGTTTTCTTGAGGTACAAATATAGAAGTACTTGCATTAGGCGTTTTGCTGTCTAAGATTAATTGGAATTTTTCTTTTTTGCTGTATCCTCTTATCTTGAATCCAATTTGTGCACCAATGCTTTTTAAGTTTGTTTTGTAATCTTGATAATCTGTTAATAAATTTGTTTCCACAAAATCAAAAAGATAATTTACTAATCCAGATGTGTTAACAACTGTGTCTTCATTTATAGCACTAGGAAAAATTAAATTCTTAGGTTGTAGTTGCACTTCTCCGTTGTACACAATTTGATTTGCAGGGTTTCTTGAAATCCTTGAAGTGTCAAATCCAACTCCTATCACTTTTGATGGTTGATGCAAAATGAATGCTTTCAACACTGAGAAAGGATAATCTGAACTTCTTCTCCATGCGTTTTCTACAGGACTTGAATCACCGAATTTAAAATCTGCTTTGCCTAATGTAGGATCGACTTGTCTTGCATAAGCACTGTCAAACGGACTTCTTATATTGCCGTCACTATCAGCAGGTATGTGTCCTGTTAATCCTGGTCTTGCATAGTTTTCTTTGTAAACAATTTTTTTGTTTGGTTCTCTTACTATTCCATCTTCCAAATCTTTCCAAAGAACTAAATTGTCTTTTGTGTACGGTGCAGGGCCATAAGTTGATTCCCACCATGTTGGTTCTATGCTGAAGCCTAACATCTCCCAAGGTGTAATGTTTGGTCTATCTGTATCGTATAATTCTCTGTAGATGGCTCTCCAAAAACCAGCAAGAGGTTGACCTGCTGGATCAACAGCATGACTGTAATTCCAAGTTCTGCTGTCACCTATCAAATAATATGAATTGTTTGTGTAATCCTCGTTACCAACTAAACCTAGCCATTCGTTAAAGTCAGGCAGTACACTATTGTTTATACTTGTCCTTGTAAATTTATTAGTTCTGTGTGTTCCAACTAATAAATCTTTATAATTTAAAATGTCTTCATTGTATACAACCTTGATATTGTTAAAAATTCTTTTTTCCAATTCTAATATTAAATCGTCCCTGAAGTCATTGTACGCAACCGTTATACTTCCGTCGTGCCCTTGAATTACATTTACAGGTGTCACTAATGTTGTGTCTAAATATTTTATGGGTCTATACGAAGGGTACAATCCAAGTTTTGTAGGAGTTGCTGGTATATGACTGCCATTTGTAGTTTCGTATTCATACACGTCTATTTGATCATCTAGTGTCAAAGTTTTTGATACATTAACAAATCCGTTTTCAAATGTGTAATCTTTACCATGCATCAATTGTAAGTTATTGTGGTATACATATACAGCCTGCTTAGACAAAGCAGTTAAATCAAAATTGTTTGTTAATTGATAGAATTTACTATCTACATCTAAAACTTTGTGCGTGGTTAATTTAAATGCTCCTCTTCCTATCATATCTGTCTGGAAGAATGGAGATGCTTTAGTGTTGTCTTTGTTTAATTTTTCTAAGATTTTATCGACAGTAGTTTGCACAGAGCCTTCATAACCTAAAGTATCAATAGCACTTACAAATGCACGTTTAAATTTTGTGTACTCTGTTTGACTGTGTTTTATTGCTTTGATTACATTTATATCATTTCTATTAAGCAAATAAGACGATAAGCCTATTGGACCTGAATGTTTTAAAAATTTACGTCCATATTTAGAAGCATCAGGAAAATCTCTTAGATTGCTTACGCCAGGAGTTTGACCAATCCAACCTGGTAGTTCCGATGTAATACTTTTTACGTGATCATTAATTTGTCCAGTTGTAAATGTGCCTACCTCACTGTTTAGAGGATTGCCTTGCAAGTTAGTTGGAAATTCATAATGTCCGTTATCATTTTTTACGGTTGCACTTCTTGTTTTGATTACTACGGAATCATTTACATCTAGTTTTTTAGCAAAACGCACAAATGCAATTTGATTTACTCTATGTATTGACCAGTCTGTTAATTCTACTTTTTGTTTATCATTGACAAAAACTTTAACTTGCAGATCATTTAGATCACCGCTGTTCTTGTACACATCAATTGCGAAATCATTTGTAAGACTTTCTGTTGCAGTGTATTGTCGTACTACAGGTTGATAACTTTCGGTAGGTGCTTTAGTCCAACCATTTGCAGTCACAAAAGAAGTTCTGTCTGAATACTTTCTTAAAAATGCTGAATTTGTTTTTTTAGTTGTTTGGGTCTGGTCCACAACATACACAAAAGAATCATTTGGCAAATTGTAATCAAAAACAATATCACCAATGTTTTCAACATTAAGATATGATAAAGGAAAACCTAGTTCTGTATCATTTGTTCCTGTTCCTTGTTTGTATGAAAAAATTTTATTTCCCATAAAATTGGAATTAGGATAAGTGGAAGACGCAAAACTATTTCCTTCTGCATCGTATAATTCAAATAATGGCGCTTGGTTTACTTTAGTTTTCTCTTGCGTTAATTTCCAATCAGTGCCGTTGAAGTAATAAATTTTGCCTGCATTTTTAGTTCCGTTGCTTACTAGGACCGTTTCATCTGTTAATGCTGTACTAGTCGCATCTTCTATCAAACTAATTTGATTTGTAGTTACTTTGTCTTTTGTAAATGCTAGAATTTTTACTGTGTAAATTTTATTTTTAACTAAAGGATCGTTGTCTTTCGTAAATAAAACTTTCATTCCATCTGTTAGATTTACACCGTCAACAAAATATCCTGTTGATCCCTCAACATTGCTCATCACATCGATTGTTTTGTCATCTATTAAGTCAATGATGCCTTTAGAAGATGTCCCAAATTGATACAATTTAAGACCCGCTTCAAATTCAATAATAGGTCTTCTTGCTCTTAAAGTTTGGTCTATGTTAGGTACATTGCCATTTGCCTTGGCACTTGCTTCTATTACTGATTTGTGTATCCATCTGTTGTGTCTACTCCAAGGATTTCTATCGGATGAAGCCTTGTTTATCACCACATAATCTTTTGTTACTGCATATGAAGTTGCAGTGCCGAAGCCAACTGTATCAAAATTTACTGTATCGAATGGAACTTGAGTTTTTTGTGTGTAAGAACTTACTACTTCAAGGTCCTGTACCTTAATAAGTTTTATACCCTCACCTACACCTTCTACATAGTATTCATCATCTGCATAGTTCGTAGGAGTCACTGTACCTCGGAAATTTATTTTCATTCCATTTGAAAGTTCTGTGCCATCTGGTAAAGTATAACTTTTCTTTCCTATTACTTCATTTTCTACATCTATTGCAGAGTTTTCAGATATTTCATATATCTTTATTAAGCCAAAAGATTCTATATCTTTGCTAGATCCGTAATATAAAGTGTCTGGTGCGTTGTCCGCCACTGTAAATGTTATTGTGCCTTTTTCGACTTTTTGCGAACTTACTCCTGTGTTGTAATTGTAACTGTCGTCTAGATCACGTTCAGTCTTAAAAGTTAAAGGCATTCCCTGAGCATCGATCTCAAATTTATAAGTTTGACCTTTGTATAATTTAAGTGTTGGATTGGAAGTCAATCCATCTGGAGTAAAAATGTATGCATAATTGTCACCAGCATCTGATTTTGTAACCGTGTACGTACTTACAACACTTCGTTGTTGACCTGTCACTGTAACAGTGTCAGCACCATAAGGAAGCCAGAAGTATTCTCTAAAGTTTACAAATTTGTCCCAATTGATTCTAGGAGACCATGCGTAATATTCTTGGGCATTGAGATTGCTGTGGTCATCGGCGAAGCCGCCCAAATTTTTAATTTGGTTAAAGTAGTCAATGTAGTCTGAATAAAAATTAACGTTGCCTAATGCATCTTTTTGAACAATGCTTGGCTCTAATTTGTAATTCTCTCTGTCTTTTGAAACTTCCTCCACATACAAATCTCCTGCTTGAAAGTTGGGAGTGTTTTTTCTGCCGTAGTAAGCATTAATTTTTTCAAGTGTTCCTTGACTGATTAGTTGATCTATTGTGCTGTGAAGAAATTTATTGTTTACCGGTGTTCTAAAATACTTGGGTAAAAATTCTGCTGACTTTCTTTCTTCTTTACCTGAACCCGTTGGTATCGGAAATTCCTGTTGATCGTTGTCGTATGCCATTAATATCCACTTCCTCCACCAGAGCCTCCGGAACCACCACCTGATGAACCGCTACCGGAACCAGTGTTGCTTGTATATGTTGTTGTAGACGAAGATGAAGAAGTGTTAGAAGTAGCAGTGGATGAACTGCCAAGAGTCAACGTGCCACTTAAACCTGTGTCTGCTGAAGTGCTTGTTACTATAGAACCAGATGATTTAAGATTACTTGCCGTGATTGCATCAATTATCTGTACATCAGAAACTCTTGCTCCACTTACAAATATCTCATCATTCTCACATCTTATCTCAAATAAACTACCAAATGTCTGTGCACCTGCGTTAGGCACAATTACGAATGTTGCCACATCTGGCAACAATTGATTCATCACAAATGTGCTCAATTCCGTGAAGTAAAATGTATCACCGAATTCCCAATTTTCCAATGCAAAGAACAGATTGATTGCTTCTATTACCCTGCTCTTAATATCGGCATCGTTCACGACCTGATCTGGATTTTTGACCACTTTGAACGTTGCTTGTAGGTTTGTGTCAGCATTGGAACCGAACAACACTTTGTATTTCACAGGATGATATATTATTGTGTCACTGATTGACTTGATAGGTGCCAAAGCGGAATTGAAGTTTGTAAACAATGAATCACTGCTTGGCAACAAAGGTTTTGTATCATTGGTTCCGTTGAGCCATAATCTAAAATCTGTGTCATAAGTTCTAGTCAGTATGTACATATCTATAAGATTAGATGCACTAGGATCAAGTCTTGTGTTTCCGTCCACCGTGTGTACGTATTGGAACTTGATGTTGTCCCTTCCAACGTGTGCAACGTAATTTGTTACATCGCTTGTGACGTTGTTTGTTGTGTCAATCTTTTTGAAAGAATCGCTATCTACAAGATACACAATGTCACCGTTGTTGTAATCTCCTATTGTGCCTACACCTGATTGTCTAACATAAATTTTTTCTGAACTAGCATCTACATATTCGAATCTTGTAGTGCCTTGACTTCCCGAAACTAATTTTTGGAAAACATATTTTTTCAATGGATTAGTTTCCGGATCAACCACATGATTAAATGTGTCTGGATTATCCACTATGCCGTCCTGGTCACTGTCAAACTGACTTAATTCAATTTTTGAACTGTCCACGTAACCCTCTGCTGTCCTAAATTCTGTTGACACACTGAAGTTTAAATCTACATTAAAATTTGCTGTTGAATCCGGTTTAGTGTTAATTGAAAGCACTGTGATTTTATCCTGTAAAGTTTTTCCAGTTTGCACATTAAAGTTTCTATCCGCACTATCATAAAAGAATCTTACTTCCCTTTTACTTTCAAACACATAACGCAATCCTCGTGATGTCATAGTGTAAGATGATCCATTAGTTATAAATCTTATAATCCAACTAGAGTCTAATTGTTGGCTGGTTAAATCACCAGTCTTACCTGTGCTGAAATCACCGAACACATTTAGATTGTTTTCATCTATCACTTGCCATTTTCTTGTTGCTACATCATATCTTAATCCAAAGTTATTGTATGCAAATGCTTGATCAATTATTAATGTTTTCACATCATCACTTAACAATTTGCTGAACTTAGGCAATATCTGTGTTGCTATTGCATTAGAAGGAATTTGATCATTTAATTTTATCGCTCCCTCTCCTGTGCTTGAATTAGATACGCCATCATTTAAAACACTGACCACAGATGTCCATTTGTAGGTCACAGCAAATTTATGATCTGTTGTGCCTGGCATCAATCCGTGTTCGTTGTTTTCCATGAAATGGAAACCTTCAGGAGCCTCAAATTTAATCATAGCACCCGGTTCAATGTATTTCATTTGACTTGCTGTAAATTGTCCTACTTGGTAATTTGTTCCTGTTGAACTGTTTGTAAATTTTCCTGTAGAAACGTTTGTTGTGCTAGTCACTTGGTTCCATGTTGCGTTTAAATCAGTCAATAATATTTTTGGAAATTTTTCTATATAATAATTTCTTGTTTTCTTGTCGCTTAACAACGGCTCTATCTTGTTAGCAATGACCGCCTCGATATCTGTTTGGGTAGCAAAACTAAATGTAGAAATTGATTCGGTGTCTTCCTTGTATATAGAACCATCAGCACCAAATATATTTGTGTTGCTAAATTTACCTGTGCTGTCTATAAGATCAAAATATCTCGAAATTCCGCTAGAGGTTCTGTTTGTTGCTTTAATTTTTACAATTTCTTGATTAGTACCTAAAGGCGCTACTTGATAATCTTCGCCTGTAACCATTCTATTCTGTGTGTAATAAGTTGCAGGAGCATTTTGTCTTATATTTGCATTTGATTCAGATGTGGTTGCATTATCAACAGTGTATTGTAAACCAAAAGTTAGTGTTATGGTTTGTTGTTGACCATTAGCAGAAATATAATCTACATCTATTTGAATATTTTGTAAATCATCTGGAGTGATTCTAAGAGATCTATTAGCACTTGTTCTGTAGTATACTCTAAAAGTACCTTGAGGCAAATTGCCAAATGTTCCATCTGCAAATTTAATTTCGACTGAATCTCTATTTTTTGTTAAGACAGTGTAGATGTTTTTGATATCTTTTGCAGTTGAATTGTAGATCACATTGTTTCCTTGTGTTGATTCTACCTTAGTCCATAATTCTACTTCATTGCCATTTTCATCTAATCTCCATAACCAAACGTCTGTGTTGTTTACGTTTGTTGCATCAACGGCCACAGTTTGATTATTGCCTGGAGTAGCAATACTAAAGTCACCTTGATCCAATACACCTTGTCTAAAATGTGCAAAGAATCCAGTGTTATTACTTGCACTTCCTTTACCGTCGTCTCGATATAAAAATCTTAATGCTTCACCCACAGCAGGAGTTTCTTCCACTATCGCTCCATTATCAAATCCTGTTGATACAACGTCAAAGTCTAAATTTGAACCATCAACATTTTTTGAAAAAGAAAATACAGGTGCATCAAGACTTGCTGAACGGAATCTATATTGGGCAGTCGGAATAGAATCAATTGTGTCACTCTTGACCGGACTGCCAAATTTTTCATTGTCGTTTAGTCCAGCATTTAAAACTTTTATGAATTGTTCGTACCAATTGCTATTTCCAGAGTCGTTCCATGTAACTACCTGTCCTGACAAATTTAAATTATTGCTGTCCACAACGTTTTCAGTTGTTGAGACCGAAAGTAATTTTAATAGTCCGTTTGCCGCTTGATTTCTAGTTGCATTGTAACTTATTAATCTTGCTAATTTTAAGACGCTATCTCTTCTGTCTGCTAGTTCTAAAAAATTTTCTCTTGCGTTTAAATCTATTCTGTATGAAATATTTTGACCTAGAAATGCAATCAAATCTATTAGGGCAAGATATTCCGATGATTCTATATAGTCGTTGAAATCTTCAGGATAGTTATCTCTAAGATATTGCACCATTGTTCTACGCAATGTGTCAAAGTCGTAACTTTTAAAATCTGCATTTTTATAAGACTGGTATACTCTCTTCCAATCTTCTGCAAGTAACAATCTGTTTAATCTATCTGTTGATGACATGAATTATCCTTTTTATACCATTATTTATTTGTGTTAGTAAACTACGCATTTAATTCGGTATCCCAATTCTTTCGTCAAAAGTTAATCTTAACGTCTCTGACACGTTGTAAGTCAAATACTCCAGTTCAACTTCGATCTGTAAACCTGATTCAAAAGGCACAATTTGAACTGTTGTTGCATTCACCCTAGGATCATTGTTAATAATATCTAAAACATCCTGTTCTATTGCCTCTTCAAGTTCGCTAGTCAAGGGATCTTGAATTACGTCCCAGATTATAGTTCCAAAGTTTGGATTTTCTAATTTCTCACCTTTGGATATATGAAAATGATTAATAATGTCCTGTTTGATCAATCCAATGTCAAAGAGACCAAATTTTGTGTTGTCATTGTTGACAGTGCTTATTCCCCTATATGCTCTTTGAGTAGGTAATGCTGTCCGCAAAGTGCCCTTTGCTACAACTACGTCCTTATACAATTTTTTCTCAGCCATACTACTATTTACGCTCCTTAAGTTCTACCACTTTTGAAAGTGTCTGGTATGTTTACTGGTTCTGCAACCACTATTTGTTCATCAACATTTCTGTCTGTTTTTGCAACTGCAACAGCAATTGGATCATAGTTTTCATGATGTGCCCAAGGTTCGTGTTGTGGTATTCGTTTCATTATTGAGTCTGTGTTTTCTCCAGGATTTTGAAATGTTGATAATTCACTGATCGGAGCACCCGAGAACACGCCATTGGCTATGTTGACCAATCCTCCCACGTCTATATTGACATTTGATCCTGCATACAAATTGCTATCAGAACCTACAGTTGTATTTTGTGTTGCACCAATGTCATTTGTTTGTGTGCCAGTCACTTTTAAATTTTCAGTTGCAACTTCTGTGTTTATTGTGTCTGCTTTTAAATTAATATTGCGATTAGCCTCAAGGTTAAAATCTCTGTCTGTTTTAAAATTGAAGTCTCCTTTGCTGTGGACACTTACACTATCATTTGCAAAAAAGTCTATTTTGCCACTTGCAGTCATTTCTATCCAAGCGGACCCATTTGCGTTTGCAATATAAACTAAATCTTCTGAGTTGTGTAATAATATTTGATGTCCAGTTCTAGTTCTTATTCTGAATAATTCGTTGTGCGGAGTGTTTTCATCACCTTCTGTCACTGGTTCATCTGTTGCAACATTAATGTATTCGTATTTGCCAGTCGCCGCAGAAGTTTTTCTTATAAATTTTTCATCACCGTCGTCCATTACTATAGATGTACCGCCTAATCGTGCAGTTAAGAACGTGTCGGATTTTATTGCAGTCTTGTCTAAAGGTCCAGGAGTGCTTATTCCAAACACAGAACTAGGAACTTCTCTTCTTGCACTTGTGGTTGTTAAACCTCTTGTCTCATCTTCTGTTAATCCTTGATTGTCCAACACTGCTTTGAAAAGCATATTGATTGGTTTTTTAATGCTTAACGGATTTGATATTGTTTGTCCTTCCACACGCAATTTATTATGTTCTCCCACAGGTAATTTTTTTCCGGACAGTGATGCATCTTCAGTGTCTGTGTTTGTCGTTGCAGGTCTTCCATCAGGCAACATAAAATTCATTGTAGTCTGTTGCACACAGCCAATCCAAAATGCTCTGTTGATGTTGCCTTCCACAAACATTACTAAGACTCTGTTTCCTACATCTGGCGGGACAAACCACATTCCATAACTTTGTTGTGTGCCACCATAAGAATCGTTTTTAGACAATCCTCTTACACTGGTTGCACCATAAAATGGATGAAGATATCTGCACACAACGGTTTGTCCTGTGCCTCCGTCGCCACCTGTTTCAGATGTACGCAGAAGTTCAACCTCAATCGATCCACTATACAAAGGGTCAAGCACATTCACAACTCTAGCCTCAAATGGACCGGGAGAATTAAT